ATCTGGCAAGAACGCTATAGCGGAATGTGACCGCTGCGGCTTCCGGTATAAACTGACAGAATTAAAGCCTTTAACGATAAAGACCAAGATAACCAATATTATCGTTTGTCCCAGTTGCTGGGAGCCAGACCAGCCTCAGTTGCAACTAGGGATGTATCCGGTTAACGATCCACAGGCGATTAGGAATCCACGCCCAGACACCAGCTACGTGACTTCAGGGGTGGGCGATGACGGATACCCTAGTGGGGGTAGTAGAATCATCCAATGGGGCTGGAATCCGGTGGGCGGTTCTAGGCAGTTTGACGCAGCTTTGACCCCCAATAACTTAGCCCTAACGGTTAGTATTGGCACGGTTACAATAGCGGTTACTTAGGAGATTCAAATGGATAAGAAACAAGTTAAGCAAATTGCCGATGTCGAAGTGAAAAAGGGCGTAAAGGGCCATGAGAAGTCGATGCACGGCATGAAAAAGGGCGGCGTTACTTCGGCTTCAATGAAGGCAGTTGGTCGTAATATGGCTCGCTCAAACAATCAAAGGGGCAAAGAATGGCTGACAATCGCGCCGCATCTGCCTATGCCAAGCCGCACACGATGACCGGTAAATCTGTAACGGTTAGCAATAACCCCGGTTCTGGTAAGGATATGAGCGAACTTAGCAACCGGCGCATGAGTGTTGGCAATGTCAGCACTTCGATGAACAATGAGATCAAGACCTCTGGTATTCAGGTGCGCGGCGGTAAGGCGCAGACCAAAGGCAAGATGGCTCGTGGCCCAATGGCCTAAGCTATGAACTACTCTACGCTGTTTCTAACGATCAAGGGTTACCTTGAGTCCGACTTCCCCGATACCATTTTCTACGGTAGCGACGGAGTAACCGCGACTACCCTTACCAGCGTACAGCAGATCAATACGTTCATCACCCAAGCTGAACAGCGTATATACAACTCTGTTCAGTTTCCTTCGTTGCGTAAGAATGTGGTTGGCGCTACAACTGCAAACAACAATTATCTGTCCTGCCCTACTGACTTTCTGGCTCCATTTTCAATGGCAGTCGTTACGGGCGTTACTGGGACAAACCTTAATACCGGCACGTATTCTTTCCTGTTGAATAAAGACGCTAACTTCATACGCGAGTCCTATCCTTCGCCAAATGATACTGGTGTTCCAGCGTATTACGCCCTGTTCGGCCCTACCACAAGCAGCACTTCTCCTTACACCCCGACTACGGAGTTGTCGTTTATTCTGGGGCCAATGCCTGATGCTGCGTACTATATAGAGCTTCACTACTACTACTATCCTGAGAGCATCACAACGGTATCTGGTGGTCAGACTTGGTTAGGGGATAACATTGATTCAGTCCTGCTCTACGGTGCAATGGTTGAAGCTTGCACGTTCCAAAAGGCTGAAGCAGATATCCTTGCCAACTACAACGGCAAGTATCAAGAAGCCCTCATGCTGGCTAAACGGTTGGGTGATGGCCTTGAGCGCCAAGATGCTTACCGTAGTGGGCAAGCTAGGGTTCCGGTGAAATAATGGCATTTACGGGCAACTACACAACTGACGCTTTCCTCTTGGGGATGCCTAGCGGGTCATATAACTTTGCTACCGGCACTACAGACGTATTCAAGATTGCCCTGTATACCAATGCAGCTACGCTGAATGCATCAACTGCGGTCTATACCGCCACGGGTGAGGTTACAGATACAGGCTATACGGCGACTGGAGAGACTTTGGTAGTTAGCACAGTCCCTGTTGTTACAAGCAACGTATCTTATTGGTCGTTTGACAATGTTTCATGGTCAGGCGCTATTACCGCCCGTGGTGCGCTGATCTACAAAGTCAGTGGTGGGACAGTCTGCGTTCTGGACTTCGGTTCAGATAAGACATCTACCACGACGTTCACCGTGCAGTTTCCTTCGCCAGATAATACGTCAGCCATCATAAGGATTGCGTGATGCTTATTACGACAACCAAAGGCGATATGGAAGAATCCCTGCTGGAGAAGCGGGAAGGCACCATTGATAATGATAACGAACTGACTACTTGGGTTGAATACCGGGATGCGGGTGAGTTGGTGCATCGTTCCGCTCATGTAACACTTAAAAAGTCTTTTTCCCCATTTGTAGAAGTAGCGCCTTTAGGCTAAGGAAATATTATGGCAAATACTCAATCACTTTGCACCAGCTTCATGTCTGAGTTAATGCTTGGGCAGCACCAGCTTGGCACATCAACAATTACTTCCCGCACAAGCCTAACTTCTCCGACTACTGATACGGTAAAGGCGGCGCTGTATTTAGCTTCGGCTACTTTAAACGCTTCTACCACTGTGTATTCTGCTACCGGAGAAGTGTCTGGGACTGGTTATACTGCTGGCGGGGTGACGGTAACTAACGGAAACACTCCTGCGTCAACCAACAGTTCTATAACTGCGGGCGTGGCTTACTGGACGCCTTCGGCAAGTATTGCGTATACAACGGTAACGCTCTCTACGTCTTTTGACACGGTTTTTTTGTATAACTCAACTCAAAGCAACAAGGCTATTTCTGTGCATACCTTTACCGCTCAGACAGTTGTTGCTGGCACGTTTACGATACTGATGCCGTCAAATACCACAGCCGCTGCCTTGATTCGTTTTTCCACGACGTAACTTATGTTTGGTAGCTCCGCATTTGCAGAGACACCGTTTAGTGCTTTACCTAGCACAGACAAAAGTGTTGCTTTAACTGGCGTAACCGCAAGTGGTGCTATAGGTTCTGTCACTACTGTTGTAATCGTTGCGGTAACAATAACTGGCGTACTGGCAACAGGCACACTTGGACAGGAAGCGGTTACTCAGACTGTAAATATTACCGGAGTGTCGGCAACAGGTTCTGTAGGAACGGTAAGACCACTTTTGTTTTGGGGTCTGGTGGATACATCCCAGACCTCTAGTTGGACAAATATAAATACAAGTTAAGGAAATGCTATGGCCCTCGTTACTGCGGATCGGGTAAAAGAAACTACTACTGTTACTACGGGGACTGCAACCTTACTTGGTGCGGCTACCGGGTTTCAGTCATTTGCTGTTATTGGTAACAGTAATACAACCTACTACTGTATCGCTGGGCAAGGAACTTCCGAATGGGAAGTTGGGATTGGGACATACAGCACATCTGGCACCACGCTTGCGCGTACGACAATTCTTGCCACTAGCTCTGCAAGCCAACCCACGGCGCTAACTTTCAGCGCAGGGACCAAAGACGTATTTGTTACCTACCCGTCTAGTAAGGGCGTTTATCTTGATGCGTCCGGTAACGCAATTGGACTGGGAACCCCTGCGGCCTTTGTAGCTACCAACGTAACAGGTTTACCAATTTCAACGGGTGTATCCGGGCTTGGGAGCAACGTAGCTACCTTTCTTGCTACACCATCAAGCTCTAACCTAGCTGCTGCGCTTACAGATGAAACAGGCACTGGGTCTGCTGTATTTGCAACGTCGCCTACACTTGTAACGCCAGCACTTGGCACCCCTACCGCTATTGTTCTTACTAGCGCAACCGGCCTACCAATCTCTACGGGTGTTTCTGGTCTTGGAACCGGCGTAGCTACATTTCTTGCTACCCCGTCAAGTGCCAACCTAGCTGCTGCGCTCACGGATGAAACCGGAACCGGGGCTAACGTATTTGCCACTTCACCAACTCTTGTGACGCCAGCACTTGGTACGCCTACGGCTCTTGTTCTAACCAGCGCGACAAGTCTTCCGCTTTCTACCGGCGTTACCGGAACCTTACCGGCAAACAATGGCGGGACAGGCGTTGCCAATAACGTAGCCAGCACTATCACCATGTCGGGTAACTTTGCCAGCACTTTTGTAGTGACTGGTGCTTTCTCATACACCCTGCCCGGTGCTACAGATACCTTGGTCAATCTTGGGTCAACGCAGACCCTAACAGCAAAGACGCTGACGAATCCAACCGTAACCAATTATGTTGAAACCCTGCAAGCAGTTGGGACGGTTGGCGCGTCATCTACCCTTGCTTTGACCAATGGAACGGTTCTTACGGCTACGCTAACCGCATCAACGCCTTGCACGTTTACAATGCCGACTGCTACTGCTGGCAAGAGTTTTATCCTTATACTGACGCAAGCTGCTACAGGCATGACTACGGCTACGTTCACATCGGTTAAATTTCCGGGCGGCACTGCCCCAACGATAACTGCTACGGCTTCAGCAGTAGACGTAATTAGCTTTGTGGCTAACGGTACAAGCTGGTATGGCAACTACGCACAGGCGTTTGCGTAGTGTTTGCTGCCCCTAATTTCTTTCTTACTAGAGGCGCTAGTGGTTTTCTAGTCATCCAGCAGTTCACTGCGTCTGGAACGTGGG